CATCTGCATTAATTGCTGATAACGCTCAGAACGTGGAATGGTAACGCCGTCTGGCGCAAACACGTTGATGTCAAACGCAGCATCATTTGCTAAAGCAAATAGCGCTAAAGTTGATGCATAAATAACTACTGGGTATTCCTCAAGAGGAGGAAGGTTCTGTAGAGATACTGTACGTCCATATGCATCTGTGTGATAAGCACTGTGCTCACCAAATGCGGTACTAATATAACTTTCTATTTCAGTATTGGTAAAATAACGGAAATAGTTTCCTGCTATAACGATATTAGAATTTGGATTTGGAACTTCGTCAAAAATAACAAAGCCAGTGGCTTCTTCTACTTCTACTTCTGCAGATATATCTGTGCCGTTATTTGTAACTACAAGATTAGCCCCGTCTAGAGGGGAATACGGAATAAGAAATCTATTGGTAGTTCCATCAGCCTGAAACTGGTACACGAAAGACTTGCCGATGTCGCCAATCTCTTGTCTAAGGCGACTGCCAAGGCTAGATAAACTCGCCACACTACCTCCGAAAATAAGTTGTAGGTATTGTCCCTTGTAACCGGAGATTTAACAGCGCAAAAAAGGTCCGACCCCCAACTGGGAGGAGGGCGGGAACCAGTTGAGGGCGGACTACTTGCGACGGCTTAGTTAGGCCGCCAAATGTACCCAAGTTGCTCTAAGTAATCAGCAATGTGCCGTGGAACACGGTACTTAGCACCTGATTTAAATGAGTAACTTTGAGGAGTTCCGTTAACCACACCGAATGTCATATCATCAATATCGGTGATTGTTCGAATGACTACGTACTCATTCGACACTGACACACCTACATCTTCGATTTCATCCAAGACGAGTGGAGTTTCTGGTTTCTTTGGGTCGAATACGTCGCGCTCTAGGCTCTCGGCCTCTAACTGATTAGCGATTGAGATTTCTTCTTGACGCTTTTTTAACTCAGCAGCGTTCTTCTTTGCTGCTTTTTCGGCTGCAACTCCAGTTGCATCCAATGGACTTGTTGCTTTATTTGCCACGGTGTTTATTCTCCTAAACGTTTTAGTTGTTGTGTCTGGGGGCCAAAGAAGGAGTATGGCCCCCAGACGGTACTGCTAATTACTAGTTGGTGTAGACCTTGACGATAGCCTGGTCTGTGATAACACCAAGACCCCAGATTGCGTACCAAGCAAGAGCGTGCTCACGACCAAAGTCGAGAACGCCACCATCGCGGAGTTCAACTGGGAGTGAGATTGCGTGACCAAATGCGTTGTCACCAATCATGATGGATTCGTAAACCTCAGCACCGTTTCCAGTTGCAGAAGTCAAGTAACCCTTTTCAGCAGTGAAATCTGCAGACTCTGGGTTACCGCCTGAACCTGGGCGGGTGTTAGCCTTAACAGGAACCTCAATCTGAGACGCAGGAACTCCTACGCTTGAAGATGTGGTGTAGCCAGCATTAACAGCCAACTTCTTAACCTGTGTGGTCTCAATGAATACTACGTCGTATAGACGTCCGATTTCACCGAGCATGAAGTTTCCTGGAGCAGCGTACTTTGTTACCTCGATGAACTCTGGGTTCGAACGGATATCACGTGACTGCTTAGGGTGTACGAACTGTACATATGTCTCACCGAGACGTGGGATGTTCTTACCAGCAAGGGTAAGAGCAGCATCCTTTACAGCACCTGTGGTCAACTTGTAGTTGCCATCAAGGTCTGAGAACTGTGTTGCAGCGGTACCTTCGTTGTACCAGTCATTGACACCCTGTAGTGCAGAACGGTCATAACCAAACACTGCAGAAGTTGCTGCAGAGAGTGTGTTACGTGCCTGTACATCGAGGTACTGTGCCATGTGGCGACCAAGAAGACGTGAAGCAGAAGCCATTACGTCATCGAAGGATGCATTGAGAAGAAGTTCAGAAACTGCTACTGCGTAGCCGTGTTCTGCAACTGTGATTGCAATCTGCTCTGCAGTAAGAGCGTTCGTTGTCATACGAACACCTTCTGTTAGAGGAGATGGGTCTACTGCAAAGTTCTTGTAACGGAGGAAGTTCACACGAAGACCAGGTGCTACACCTAGTTCAGTCTTCTTAACAGCGAACTGTTCGAAACGAAGAATTGGCATTGCCTGGAAGAGGATTTCCTTCGACCAGATTGTTTGAATTGCTTGATTGAGGCTTGTATTAGAGCCTGAATAAGCGGTAGGGGCGCTGGCTAGTTGACCAGTACCTGTAATTGCACTTGCCATTTAGGTCAAGTCCTTTCTAGATAGTTGTTTGGGTTAACCGAACAGTCCCTGACCACGATTGTTTGCTGCACCGCCAAGCAACTTGGCTCTTTGTTTCGCATAGTCTGCCAATGACATATCCCTGATTGAATCAGGAGTTAACGATTGTGTGTCCGAATTGGTGTCGAGGGGTCCTGCGGCAGGCGCTGTAATGCGTGGTCCTGCCATTTGTGCTCTAGCAGACTGCATAGCCTGTTGAGCGGAATCGAGAATTCGAGCAGACTTGTCTTTTAAAGTTGCGATGCTCTGCTCAATTGCATCTTGTGAATCACCTTCGATTAAATCGATAAGTTCAGGAATAATGTTATCTCGTTCCTGTTCCAATCGAGATTGACGGTAGTTCATCAACTCCTGGAATTTGCGCTCTTGGTCTAAGAGTGCAATAGCACGTTCTCTTTCAAGACGTTCATTCTCTAGTTGAGCCTGAAATTCTTGCTCCTTCTTTTTGAGAAGGTCTTTGAAGGACAGTTCATTCTCTTCCTGTTCCTTCTTCAACTGTGCTGCACGGCTCTCCTCTTCAACAATGCGTGCTTGACGCTCTGCTTCACGGGCTGCCGCTTCCTCACGTTCTCTCTTCAGAGAAGCGAGTTCTTCTTTCATCTTTTCAAGTTGTGGGTATAACTTTGCTTTTTCTTGTTCACGAGCCTTTGCAATATCATCGGCTGTGTACCCTGGCATAGTCAACTCACTACTCGTAGTTACTTCAATTGGCGACAAATTTGCATCTGTCATTTCTACTGCGTTTTCCATAGTAGTCACTTATCTTTCTTGTGTCGTTGTCCGAATGCCTTGCGGCGTGTCCCTGGCTTATTATGAGATAATTGCAGTACATTTGTACGCACTTGTCTCGATATATTCCAAACTTTTTAAAGTTGGAAATCTACTCTCTATCTACCGCCCGTCGTTGTGGAATCTTGGTTCCATAGGCTTGGGTAAGCAAATCATTTCTAATGCCTGCTTCTGCCTGGTCCTCAATCATCTTTGCTTGCACAACCGCAGGGTCTTCGACCTTTTCAGGAGTTGGAGCGCCTTCAATTCCATCTCCCATAACATCTCCGTCACCTAGTTGTTCTGGTGCTAGTGGAACAGCATTTGCGCCATCAGGTCCAGGCATCATTCCTGTTAGGTCTTGAATTTGCTTCTGTATCTGAACTCTAATGAGGGATAGAGCACCATCGGCCTTTGCATCCTCCATGAGTTCACGACGAATCTCTTGAAGTTTCTCTTCTGGGAATTCTTCACCAAGAGTACGAAGAGCACCCTCTTTGGATTCAAGACCCATACCTAGTTTGGTCTGGATTTCATTTAAGACAATTAACTTATCTAGAGGCAGTGGAGGTGGGAACTGAACGTAGTTCATATAGGAGAGTTGGTCATTCGGGTCAAGTCTGTCTAACTGACCTTCCTTGATAGGACCATCTTCCATTGGGTTGTACATAAATGTTTGAGGCTCTTTAATTGCAAGAGTTCTTAATGCAAGTTCATTAATTCTTTCTAAGCCCTTGCCGTATTGAGCAACCTTCTGTGAATAGCGATTCATCAATGGTTGATACTGAATAGAAAGAGCAACACCAGAAGTATTTGATATAGGTTGAACTTGTCCAAGCGCAGTTTCTGGAATGTTCATTAGTTCGTGCATTGAGCGCTTTAGCAACTCAAGATATTTCAGTGCGCCATCAATTCCTGATGCGCCACCTTCAAGGTTGAAGACCTGGGCGTCTTTGGGTAGACCGCCCCAGACCTTCTTCGCACCTTTCTCAAGGTTAGAGGCCTTAGCACCTACGATAACTGTCACAGGAGAAGCGTGATAGTTAATGATGTCTGCGACATCGGTGCTAATTTCGTTATATGCACGGTTGATAGTGATGATGTCGTGTGCGTCCGAGAGACCCCACGGTGAACCTGAAACAGGAACGTTAGGAATGTGTACCACTGGAATAAGTCCCAGTGGATTTGGACGTGAATCAATCAACTCATCGTTGATGTATTCTTCAATAACATCATCGGTGAGAATTTCAGTGTAGGTAAATACCTGACGAGTACCTTCTAGAGAAGTGCCCCAAAAACGATACTTCTGTTTAAATCTCAGTAACCGCGTTCTATCATGTGGGTGAAACTCAGGGAAGCAGAATGAAGAGTTCATAGGAAGAATACGAACACGACCAGGGTGGAAAAGACCAGCGGAGTCAGTCCATGGCTCTTCGTAGGCGACCTTTACAAAGCAGTCACCAGTAATACCGCCCTGCTGTCCCATCTCAAGTAGGACACGCATCTTGTCATTGTCAATCTCCCAGATACGCTCTAATCTGTCTGGAACAATTGCTTCTGTTGATTTTGGAGAGCGGAAATGAACACCGCGACCAAATACGAATCTTGAAAGATAATCATTAAAGGCGCGGTAGTAGTTAACCGCAATCTGCATTTCGCCCTGCTCACGACGATAGCCCCAGTGGTGACCGAGATACATAGCCCAGTTCAACGAGTAACGGTTTAGACGAGGACCGTGAACCTCAAATTCTTCATCAGCAAGTTCCACCAAACCAAGTGGTGAAATGGAAATAGTAAGGTCTGATGACGCCGCACGATACGACGGTGGCGTGAAATCAAGAAATGACATTACTTCTTGCCTTTATCCTTTTCGGATTTCTTATCTTCTTTTTTAACTGAACGCTTTTTATCTTGTGCGTGTTGTTGTTTCTTTTGCGCCATCTTACGACGACGGTCTGCTTCTGTTGTTTCTACGTATTGTCCACCTGCTTGTTGATACTTTTTTGCAACCCAAGCACTAGCACCAGGATTAGGCCACTTTGAATATTTTGCTTTGGCCTGTGCGACAAACATCGCATACAGTTTTGGATTAGCAGGTTTTCTCACTGAATCTCCTCCGAATACATCCTGTTCCCGCCCATACCTTATCGTATGAGCGGGTTCAGGTTGTCAAATAACTAGTCGTTTACGACTGTTGGGGCTGGGCGCTGTTGGCGACCACCAGAACGCACAACAGTTTCAATCATCTGTTCTGCACGGTCTGTGTATGTGCCATGAGCAAACTCACCAAGCATTGTTGGTGCTTCAATCCAGGCAGCCGAACCGACGTGTGCACGCTCTGAGAGTGTCTCAGCAGCAGGCTTCTGCCATACCGGTGCATTGCGATTTGGGCGACCAGGAGCAACTGCTGAACCCTGTGCCATTCCCTTCTGGAAATCGCTTGGGACGTCAGTATCAGTTGCTACGCCTTCTTCAAAGCGTAGTGGTCCACGACGAACAGGGTTGTCACCCATCTTGCGCTCGTAGACGTTTGGTGCACGCTCTGGAAAGCGAGGTGCTGGAGAAATAGCCATTGGAGACTCCTTGTTTCTAGGTTTAGGTATACCTGGTAATAGTTTCCACCCTTTTGTTAACTTTGTGTGGCTTAACCAAAGAAAGGATTGCTTGAGGCCACAACTTCTGGCATCACAAGGTCCTGGGTTAATGAACAGGCGATTGCCAAAGAGTCTACGAAGTCATCGTGTGCGTAAGACTCATCAGGGGCGGCTACAAGGAAATTAGGACCCTTGTATTGTACTTCTGCATCGACCATCTGTTGATAGAACCTCTTCCAAGTTCTTAGGCGCCTTGTTTTTGCATGGGAGGGCCAAGAAATCATTCGTCTTTGAATTAAGGCTTGTAGGTGTTTCCACCGTTTGGACTGTTCAGATGGGCTAGATGTTAAAGACATAACTTCTGCTCTAGGCAAGAGTAACTTCAATCGTTGAGCAACAGCATCGCCTACACCGTTAGCGTCTACACCCACTGCAAGTACGTCGTAGTTCTCTAAAAAGTTAACAATCTGATAGTACTGCTCTTCCCAATCATCGCCCTGTATTTCAAGCCAGTTAAGAATGCGGTGGTCAAAGTAACCAAACTCATCAGGTCTGTCCCAGTCGACCCATACAACAGTAACAACAGTGCTGTCAGTTTTACGAGCAGGGTCAATGCCAACTACAACTGGAGTCTTGTGCCAAGACTTTACAAGTTCTTGTGATGTATCTCCAAGTTCGTCCATGATAGTTGAAGTAACAAACATTCCGCGTTCCAACAACCATTTACAGTTATATGACATCTGGAATTCGTCGGAGTCTTCACCAATCCGAAGCATTTCTTTGCGAATGAACTTCTCGTAGTTAGCGTTGTACTTTGCTACGTCTTTCCAGTCCCATTGGTAATGATTCTGTCTAGAGCCTCGACCAGTTTGTCGTCTACGATTTAATTGAATTGAACGATAAAAGTTATTTTTACTTGTAGTCGGAGTGCCTGTCTTTACCATTGTTCCTGCGTAGTATGCCAACATAGGTGAGATTGATTTAGAAACAACAAAGTCATCTGCTTCTTGACATTCGTCAATAATTACAAGGTGAAATGATTTAGATTCAATCTTGGCTCGTGGGTTTGCAGTCATCATTGTGATAGTAGAGCCAGACTTCTTTAGTCTTATTTGTCTAGTTACCCCGCCCACGCGTGCGGCTGTATCATCAATCTCTGGGTCATCCATAATCTCAACAGCACGCTCTGAACTAAGACGTGTAACTGTGCGACCAAATAGCGTTTCAGCCTGTGCTTCTGTTGGCGCAAATAACCCAACCCAAATACCGTCTTTAAACTTGCCCAATAAATCTGGATATAACTTTGCAAGACGAGGAAGCAGAATCATCATTGTTGCTACGGTGTCTGCAACAGTCTCCGACTTACCTGACTGACGAGATGCAAGCGCCGTGATTTCTTCACCATCATTTATGATGACCGACTCCATAATACGACGAGCAAGAGGCTTCTGATAGGGATGCAAATCGTGACCTACAAGTACCTTGAGAAACTCAAGCATCTTGTCGATTAACTTGTCTACAAATTGTTGAGATAGTTCATCTAATGGCTCATCAATAGGTTCATCTACCGGCTGTTCATCTTGCAGATAGAACTCCGGATTTATTTCTTCAAACTTATCTTCTTCCATATACACCCATTAAACAGCGCGACCCACCTTTTGGGTGGGTCAACGCTAGACCTGTAGAGAGGCGAAGCGAAGAAAGCATATCATGAAACATGTCGTTTCTTTAATTCCTTTGCAATAGCGTGAAAGGCTTCTGCTCCCATAAGAACTTCATCAAGGTCTGCAGAACTATTTTGTTTCTGATAAATCGTTATGTGTTTGCCAATCAGGTACATCGAGTGCTCCATCCAGGCTATCAAGTCTGGGGTGGAAATCGACGCTACCCTCTTCTCCAGTCTGGTCTGGGGGAGCGACCCATCCTGCTTCTTCCGTAAAATCCTCATAAGTTACATCCCGCCTTCCAAGTGCCGCGTTTAAAGCATCCGTCTCTTCTCTTGCACCCGTCCATCGACCAAGGACTAGGGCTTTGTATTTAGGCAAGCGTACTATAAGAGGAGTAGAAGTGCGATAAGGCTCCTCAATTTCTTGAGTCCAGCCTCTTACAATGACCTTGCTGCCCCATTTATACGGAAAGTTAGTTACCTGTACAAATAGTGGTCCGATATTGTGCGCCTTGGGCATCTATCTCTTTCTTGGTTTACTTGCCTTTGGTGATTTAGGGGTATTCTTTTTAGCCATACGGTCATACTGTTTGCGTTCGTTAGTCAACTGTATAGAGCGGGTAATCTTATAGAGCGCCGTGCGTGCGTACGCAGGAAGCGCCTGAACACTTGCTGGACCACGAGGCTTATAGTCTAGTACTTGATAAATATATTTGCCTTTAGAAACTCGGCGTTTAAAATCCTGCCACTCTGTAGTACTAACTTCATAATAGTTGTAATAAGTGCCGTCACGGAATACCACAGTTAATACAGAGCGTTGACGGTCATAACCAGCGGCTACTGTACGTGGTCTTTCAGGGTCAGTAGTTGAGGTAGGAACAAGAGAAAGAGGAGCAGGAGCATTTGACTCGCCTTCTTGCGGTCCCTTCATACCAGGAATAACTACTTCACCAGTATCTAAATCTTCATCATAGAATTTACGACCAGCAGAACGGTCAACAAAGTTTCCTTGTGCGTCTATGTAGTAGACATCTTCACCAAGACCTGGAAATACGGCCTCTCCTGCTTGGTTTCTACGAGCCACATCATCTGGGCTTTGAGGATTGTAGTAACGCATAGTTTCATCTGCATTTAATAATGAGATAGTTTCAAAGAACTCACCAGCAGATGCTGCTGTGGGTAATGCTGCAAATGGACTTTGGAATCCGCCCTCTTGTGACAGGGCCTTCATCATTCCTGCAGTTGTCTTGGAGCCAAATCCATATGGCTTACCCATTGCCCCAAGTAATTCTTGAGCAGAGGGGAGGGCAGCACGCCTATTGGCTGCTGCGCCTCCTCCCCTGATTCTTGCCACTTCTAAACTATGCCCAAGGAGTAATTGTTACTGCTTGACCAACTGCAATTGTTGCAGCACCTGCAGCAACGCTCTGTGTCTTAATGGTTCCTGACACAGCAACTACAGAACCCGAAAGTCCTGATGCGTTGTAAGAAGTTGTTGCAACTGTTGTAACATTAAATTGATTAGCGTTTGGAACAGTGTCGATTGTATATGTTCCATTGAAGTCTGCGCTAATTCCTGAAATAGTTACTTTTTGGCCTGCAGAATACCCGTGAGTTGATACAGCAACCTGAAGAACGGTAGTACCACTTGCTCGTACTAGTCCTGTAACTGTCTTTGAGGTATTTGCAGCGGCAGATGCTGTTGTAGGAACGAGACCAGCGTCGTCCATTACATCTGTAGCAACTGCTGTGGTATCACCAATAACGCTTGGAACTACGACGTAACCTACGCCTGCCCCATCATCATTTGGTGTGTATAGCGGATAACCGTTCCACTTTGCATAAGCAATAACGTGGTCATTCAGCGTTGCTGAAAGGTCACCTTGAACTGATTCATCGCGTTCATCGTTTGGCTGCATTGGCATATTGCCCCAAACTCTGTCAACGCAGATGTTTCCTGCGGAATCAAGTAGATTCCCATTTTCATTAACTGCCATTATTCTTCTTCCTCACATGTGTGGTTGTCTAATTCAGTCTCAAAAAGCACCTCTTCGCAGTCGCGACATTTGAAGAAGCGAACTTCATCTAGTGCTGGGTGTAAGGAATCCGAGTGTTCATCGCCGTAAGCCATCTGAGGCCCTGCTAGGACTTCAGGTGGAAACGGTCCTCTTGGACTGTGTGAAGAAGATGGTACAGCATGTCCCTGTACTGCGAACTTGCGAATGACCTTCATTCTTCACTCGGTTCTGCTGCTACTTTCTTCTTCTTTTTTGGTTTAGATGGAGGCTCTATGGCGGCTAGAGTTTCTATAGCAGAGTCTCTCTCTATCTTGAGTTGTTCGGTAGTCTTTAGAAGACCAGCCTTACGGCGAGGCTCTAGAAAGTTAGGCAGGTGCTTACCACAATAGAGAATTTCTTTTTGTTTTGTGATTTGATAGACGTAAAAGGCGTCCCTATCGCAGTTCGCACATTTCATTACTTGGCCTTCTTAACAGCCTTCTTCTTTGCAGGAGCCTTCTTTGCTGGCTTCTTTGTCTTCTTTGCAGGAATTACCTTGACAGATTCAATAGGCGCTGTTTCTAGCAAAAGTTTTTCTAGAACCTTCTTTGGGTCCTCAAGTATTCCAAGTTTAATAAATAGTTTCTTTAACATTTAGCAGTCCCATGCTCGTAGTGATTTATTGATACGACTGTTAGGGTCTCTAGCAGTCTTTGAGGAGGTGTTTTTTCTCTTCATGCCTTCCATCCTAGCGCAGAATGATTTACGACGTGCTGCTGACTTCTTAGACTTTGCTGCCTGCTCACGCTTTACTGGTGGCTTTAGGTCAGAACCAGGATTGGCACGTTCATATGACTTGCGTCCCTTTTCGTTTAGGCCACCCTTTGGGTTCTTGCCTTCACTTCTAGTCCAGGCTGCAGACTTGCTTGACTTCTTTTTTGTTTTTGTAGCCATTACCAATCCAATCCGTGTGAGAACTGTTTGCTTCCCATGATAGGTGCTCCACCAGTCATAGGACCTGGTGTTGACATCAAGTTAGATAGACGACTACGTGTCTGCTTACCTAATTGTGGGTGGTCTTTTAGAGACTCTAACTTACGATAGTAATCTACTGAGTGCATTCCAAACTTTGCTTTAATGGCCTGGTCTCTCTCTACAAGAGATGGAAAAGATTTATTGGAAAATCTGAGCATCTTTTTTTCATTTGGGGTTAGAGGAGCGTTTCTTCCCTTGAAACCGTCACCAAAGTGTTTATAGGAGTCGTCATCTCCAACTAATGATGCTGGCATTATTCAGGCGCTCTCATAGCGCGACCTGTCTTTGGGTCACGAACTGGAAGTGGACGAGGACTCTTTGTCTCTTGTGTTGGAGCAGCCTGTGGCGTTCTTGTTTGTTTTGGTCTTTTAGTAAATTGAGCAGACATATCTCCAACACTTATATGAATTGGAGTTTCATGTTTTGCATGTCTGAGCGCTGAACTTACAAATTCCATTCTACGACCATGCTGTGCTTGTTCTGCCTGTTCTTGAAGACCAGCCTTGTGAGACTCCATCTCCATCCCATACTGATGAGCAGCATAGTGTGCTTGATGCATTGCCATGGCTTGGTGGTATTCAGAGGTAGTCTGTTTTGGATATTGGCCTAACTTGTTGGCTATCCATTTGAATGGATTCACATCACTACCGGAAAAGGAGGGCTGCATGCTCATAGGATAATCTTCCCCTAGTCTGACTTTTTTGGGGTATTTAACGAATCCTCAATCTTGATAAGACGCTCGCCCATCTCTACAAAGGCCTCCAACATAACGTCGACCTTCTCCTCTAACTTTTCCTGCTTGTAGAGCATCTTGTTTACGACGTCTTTGGTGGACTTGCCACCATTCTGGCTAAGTTCGCCATCTAACTTGTTGAGCCGTTCCATAACGCCAGGGACGCGGTCACGACCAGGAGATTCTTCTTCGCCCATCCAGTCTCTTCTAAAATGGTCGAACCATTCAGCGAATTCTTTTACTTTTTTATAGCCAGGTAGAAAGATGACGCCCAAAGCCGTCACTATCGATGCTGCGAGAATAATTGCACCAGCGATTGCTTCGAGCGTCATCATCTATGTATTACTTCTTCTTCTTGCCGAATCCGTATGACGGGTCTTTTGGATTCAGGGCCTTAGCCAATGGGCCGAGAAGACCTGCGATAAACGCGTTTACCAAGGTCTTAGGGTCAGTAACACCGCTCATGTATAGAGCAGCAACGGCAGCGGCTGCGGCACGAAGGTACGTGGCGGCTGCTGCTTCTAGTGCTTTCTTATCCATATCTCTCCTAGTTGAGATGCCCTTCTCAAGGTAAATAGTGGCTTAATCTTCTTTATTGCGCAGTGGATACGTGACCATCCATGCAATCAAAGTTCCGACTGTTGCCCAACCAACTACGGTCTTTGCGCTTCCATCGAGCACAATCCAGGCAATAAACATGCCTAGCAGAGTCCAGAGTTGGTCTGCCATATCTTTGAGGAACTTAATCATTTGCGTCTTCTCCTAACGGCCTTCATGTCTCCAGTTGGCGCACCGCCACCTGAACTGCCACCTCGTGTGCCTCCTGTTGTTGTTGCAGCAGCAGCGACTGCCGCAGCATTCATAGCAGCACCAGCAGCGACAACTGTTGCTACAACCATCTTTGTTGCTTCTTCGCGCTCTTCTTCTGACATGTCTGCACCTAGGCTTCCCAGTGCAAGAAGAACTTGACCTGGGTCTTCAAATATGGCGCCAATTAATTCCGAAGGATTTTCGATAAGTGTTAATGCGGCTGCAATTTCTGCAGTAATTATAACTGGATTGCCATTTTCATCGGTTCTTACATCAACAGGTGTTTCTGCTGGCAAGTCTTCAAAAGTAATACCGGCTTTAAGTAGAGTTTCCACAGAGACGGGTTCACCTGGAGCAAGGTCAGACAAGATTGCTGTTACTACAGCCTCTTTTTCTTCAGCGGTCAATTTGCCGTCAGCAAGCGCATCTGAGATGACTGCTTCTGGTGTAGGCTCTGGGGTGTTCGGTTCAACGATAGGAGTATCTTGTGTTTCTTCCGACTGATTATCTTGCTCTTGGTTGTCTGTTTCTGGCTCTTCTGATTCTTCAGGTTGGGGTTCG